ACATATAATTATAAAAATGAAAATGGAGAAGTTCAAGAAGTAGATTTAGAAAACAAAATTTACATCCCAAAATATAGTAATACTACAATAAATAGAAATAATTTATGCAGTACGAGAATAAATTCTTTATTAAATAAATCAAATTTTGGTGTAAATAATAATGAAGAAATTAAAATTAAACCGGATTTTTGCGATAAAAATATAAATAAACAAACAGGTAAAACAAAAATGTTAATTAATGAGCCTGGTATACCTGAACTTGCAAAATTATATTATGATAAATATGATTATAATGCTGGCTATTTTATTGGTATGACCGAAAAAACAAAGAAAATATATGAAAATGATGTAAAAGAATTTTATAAGACATTCACTGGCAAAAAAATTGTTCCAGATAATGTAAAAACCTTTAGCGATGTTCCTTTAAAAGAATTTCATAATATGAATAAATGTAAAAACAATGGTCCTTATAGAAATGTATATACTGGAACAAAAAAACAAAAGTATTTTAAAAAATACGCACAACATATTGAAAATATGATGAAAACAACAAATGAAAATCAAAATAAATTAATAAAAATTATCGATAAAATATTTATTTTAATTAATAATAATAAAACAAACAAAAAAGAGATCATAATAAACCCGAATTTAACATATAAAAAATTAGATTTGATTATACAAGAAACAAAAGCGCCAATTATAAATCTTTATTTGAAATGTGAAAAAGATTATTTAGAAGGTTTGAATATATTTGAGGTTATTGTCAACATGATGTATAAAGAAACTTCGCAAAATCAATTAGATAACCTGAATGATAATATAAATAATCAAAAAAATATTTTACCGAAAGATACTGAAAAAAAGGTACCAACAGATAATATTCATCAAGATCTAATCCAAAATATAAAAAATGAAGAGGAAAAATATTTTCAAGAACGCGTTAGTGAAAGAATTAAATATATGGAAGAAAAGGAAAAAGAAAAGGAAAAAGTAAAGGAATATGATGATAATGATGATAATGATAATAATGTTTCTTTAGAAATAGTAGAAAAGGAAAAAGAAAAGGAAAAAGAAAAAGAATATCACCACGATGATAATGATAATAATAAAACATACGGTATTAAATCTTCGAATGATAAATTAATTGAAGACATCAAAAATGAAGAAAAAAAAATTTTAGATGAAAGAGTTAATGACCGGATTAAAATTATAGAAAATGATAATATAAAAATGCTAAACACAAGTTATGAAAATGTTGTTCCAAAAAATGTGGATGCTTCTAATCCGTCTCCATTAATTCTTACTCCCGAACAGAATAATCCGGAAAAGGTTGATGCTTCTAGTCCGTCTCCATTAATTCTTACTCCCGAACAGAATAATCCGGAAAAGGTTGATGCTTCCAGTCCGTCTCCATTAGTTATTGATGAAAAAACTACCCCAAATACAGAACAAAAAATAGACATGGAAATACAACGTTTAGATAGTACCGTATCCTTAAACAAAAATGATTTAGACAAAATAAATAGGGAAGTTGACTTATCCGACAGTAAAAAAAGTTATACTGGTGAAGAATTAAAACTTGATGATGATGATTTACCACCAAAAGCAATTTTGATAGGCGGGGTTAATTATGTAAATTAAATTTTTTTCTTGATATAATTTATAATGGCCAGAAAACTTTCACTCACCACAAAACGTATATATCGTAAACGCGTAAAAAAATCTCCTTGTCGTGGTAAAAATAAAGTCTCGTGCAGATCTACATCAGGATGCAAAGTTTCTAAAGGTAGAAAACGCACATTTTGCAGAAAAAAATTAAATACTAAAAAAACAAACAAGGTAGCATTCCGTATAACTCGCAGAGCTAGACACAATCGTCGCCGTCGTTAGATAAATAAAATATCAAATAATCGTATATTTTATTTATTACTCGATTTATCGTGTATATTTTTGAATAAATCTTTATTATATATGCCAGACGGTTTATAGCTATCAATTTTTTTATAATTATAATTATTATTATTATTATTATTATTATTATTATTATTATTATTACTAAATTTAGATGTAGTATTAAAATTTGAATCATTTATCTCTCCGTTCTTTTTATTTATAATTTTATTACCTCGTCCGTCTATATTTAAACCTGTTTTTTTCTTTAATTCATTTCTAACATATCCAGGTATCCAATGATTCCATGATATTAATAATAAATTTGGGTGCGTATATCTTATACTAAAACCATTATCTTTTAATTCGTCGATACAATAAGCAACACAGCCTTCATGATCATAATTAGGAACTCCAATCATCATTTCTGGTATAATATACCAACAAAAATGATCTTCTTTGTGTATTCTCGAAATTGTCTGAATTCTATTATGTATTCTGGCAAGAATCCTATTATATATTATTACCGTATTTGTATCATATTTTTGTTTTTGATCATATAAATCATCTAAATTAATTCTTAATTTTTCGTTAGTTTCATCTCCAAGAGTAAATATCGTATCCATGATAATTTTAATTTAGAAAAAAACTTATAAATAAAACTTATAAATAAAACTTATAAATAAAACTTATAAAAAAACTTATTAAAAAAAACATTTTAAATTATCTAATGACTATAAAACATTTAGTATTAAGTGGTGGAGGACCTGCCGGTTTGTGTATATATGGTGCAATAAAACATTTATCAAGAGAAAATTTTTGGTCTTTAAAAGATATAGAAAGTATATACGGCTCATCTATAGGAGCATTTCTTGCTGTAGCATTAACATTAAATTATGATTGGGATGTTTTGGATGATTATTTTATGAAAAGACCATGGGATAAAGTTTTTGTTATAGAACCGGGAATGATTATAGACGCGTTTAAATCAAAAGGTATATTAGATGAAAAATATGTAAAGGAATGTATAAAATATCTATTTACTGCTAAAGATTTAGATGAAAATATAACTTTAAAAGAGTTTTATGAGATAAATAAAATTAATTTATATTTTTATACAACTGAACTTAATAACGATATAATGGAAAATATAGAATTATCTCATTATAATAATCCTGATTTATCTGTCATAACAGCATTGTCAATGAGTATGGCTATTCCATTTGTATGTAAACCAGTATGTAATAACGGCAAATGCTATATAGACGGTGGAGTATTAAATAATTTTCCATTAAATGATTGTATAACCAAACATAAACGCAATCAGGATGAAACACTGTGTTTTTATGTTAAATGGATATTAGAAGAAAATATAAATAAAAGTATTATTGACGACAACTCTAATATTATAGATTTTTTATTTTATTTGTTGCAACAAATGAAATATAAAATTGACACAATAGATCCGCCCATAGAAATAAAAAATACAATTATGTCCAAAATAATCTATTCCGGTAATGATTTTTCCTATTGGAAAAAAGTAGTAAACGATGAGAAGTTTAGAAAAGATATAATTGCGATTGGCATTGAAGAATCTAAATTATTTCTTAAAAGTTTAGAAAAAAGTTAATTACTATTGGCATTGAAGAATCTAATTTATTTCCTAAAAGTTTATAAAAATTTTTTTAGGAATATGAGTAATGTTTCTTTATCAGGTTTAGCATCGTATTCTATAATTTGATTATCCTTAATCAATTTAATAGTAGGATACCCCTCAACTTTGTATTTATCAACTAATTCCGTTTCTACTTCACAATCTACACCAATATAATTAATTTTAACATTATTAATCATGGGCGTTGTATCTTTTAAATCATTCCAAATTGGTTTTGCGGTTTTACAATGAGGACACCAATTGGTATAAAAAAAATAAAGATCGACAGTATCAACCCGTTTATCAATAAATTCATTATTTTCAACATAATCCGGTTTAATTTTATGGAATATATTTTTTTTATAAACAAAATAGGCAATTGTTATTAATAATATAGCGCTAACAAAGCAAGATATAGCTAAAGTATTTTTTTTCACAAAATTTTGTAATTCCTCAAACTCAAACGGTTTTTTAAAGATTGTCATTATATTATAATAGAATAATTTATTATAATATATATATACGAATAAATATAAAATCAATTTGTCATGTATATCAAATGATTTTTGTTTCTAAAAATGGAAAATATATTGAAATAAATAGAATAAACTTTTATAATGACATTGAATATATAAAAAAACTACTGAAAGTTAAAAATATTAATATTAATGTGAAAAAAAATAATATAGAAAATCATATTTTAGATATTTCTAAAAAAATGTAGAAATAATGTAAAATATTAAACATAGTATTATTCCTGTTAAACCATGGCTAAGTAATATATTATTTTTTATATCAATATAATCAAGATCACTAAATAGGTTTGGAAATTTTTTTGTAAAATTTATAGTTTCATTATAATTTGTTGTTAATATAAAAGTTAAAATTAATATAATTATAATTTTACTTATATAAACTACTCTGTTTCCAATATTAAACGGATTAATGAATATAAATATAATTATAAATAAGCTTATATTTAACATGTTATAAATTACTTTTGTATTATCTGAAAATTTATAGAAATCTTCTTTATTTGACATATATATTTATAAAATAAGATTTTCTAATGTTATTTTAATATGAATTCAAATAAAAGTAAAAAAAATAAAAAACATAACAAAAAAAAAACATACAAAAAAACATACAAAAAAACATACAAAAAAACACATTATAGTGGAAGTGAAGGAATGCTGACAACCGTTTGGGGACCAAGTATGTGGCATTTTTTACATACAATGAGCTTTAATTATCCAATAAAACCAACCAGAAAAGATAAAATATATTATCGTAATTTTATTCTAAATTTACAAAATATTTTGCCATGCAGGTATTGTAGAGTGAATTTAAAGAGAAATTTCAAAGCTTATCCTTTGAAAATGTGTGTAATGAAAAATCGTGATACATTCTCTAAATACATTTATAAATTGCACGAAGTTATAAATAAAATGCTTAATAAGAAATCTGGTTTAACATATTGTGATGTGAGAGAAAGATATGAACATTTTAGAGCAAGGTGTACTGATGAAAATCCAAAAATGTTTAATTTTAAAAAAACAAGAAAGATTGAAAAGGGTTGCACGGAACCATTATATGGTAAAAAAGCTAAATGTATAATAAAGATTGTTCCACAAGAGACAAAATGTAAAACTATGCAAATTGATAAACAGTGTATAAAAAAACGTTTATAATTAATATATTCTTAAATATGAATGTATTAATGTATTAATGTATTAAAACTTGCTAAAATCATTTACTAATGGTCTTGGTAAATCTGTATTAGTTGTGTAGTTTGGTACTTTTTTACAATCAAATGACGGTTCCGGACATCTTGCACATGGTGGACAAGGTGTCATCTCTTTTTTATTGGGGCACGCAACAACATTGGGACAAGCAGGACAAACTGGGGGGACTATTTGACTTTTTAAAATATATAAATCTTCATTGCCCGGCGGTATTTTATTGCTTGAAATAAATTTTTCTTTATTAGCACCTTCTTTATTAGCACCTTCTTTATTAGCACCTTCTTTATTATCATGACATTGTTTATTATCATCGCCTTCTTTATTATCATATCCTTCTCTATTGCAAGAACCAAGTAGTGAACTTGTAAATAGAGTTAATAATAATATAAAAAATAAATAGATTTTTTTAAGTTTCATTATAATTTATATAGCGAAAATATTTTTATAAATTGATATATTTTTACATAAATATTATGTTAAAATATAATGTCGGGTAAAAAAATAATTAATATTTTAAAGAATAAATACATAGACGACGAAACAATATTAGAAATTGGAGTTGATGAAGCAGGACGAGGACCGATGTTAGGGCGCGTATATAGTGGCGCTGTTATTTTACCTAAAGATGAAACATTTAAACACGAACTAATGAAAGACAGTAAAAAATTTACATCTGAAAAAAAAATTAATGAGGTTGCCGACTATATAAAAGAAAATGCAATAATGTGGAATGTATCTTATTGTACCGAACAAGAAATAGATGAGCTAAATATTAGAAACGCCACGCATCGATCTATGCACAACGCAATCAGAAATATTATAAATAAAAATAATACTCAAAATGCCCTGTCTAATAAAAATAAATTTCACTTGTTAATTGACGGTAATGATTTTAAACCATTTACGGTTGTTAATAATGTAAATATTATTCAGGTTCCACATACGTGCATTAAAGGAGGTGATAATATATACTCATCAATTGCAGCCGCCTCTATATTGGCAAAGGTTGAGCGTGACAAATATATATATGAACTATGTGATAATAATCCTGATTTGGATGAAAAATATTGCATTCGAAAAAATAAGGGTTATGGAACAAAAGATCATATGAACGGTATTATAGAAAACGGAATATCAGATTATCACAGAAAAACATTTGGTATATGTCGCAATTATAATCATTAAATAGAACTATTAAATAGAACTATTAAATAGAACTATTAAATAGAACTATTAAATATAAAATATAAAATTGAATATAAATAAATTTTTTTTATATTTAATAAAATGAATACTTATAATATTTTATTACCGAATGATTGTAACTTTTACTTTATGCATCGTATTAATAAATATGAATGGAAATTTATTTTAGAAAGACAATTTTTAATAAATACTCAAGATAATACAGATACAATAATAGGACAATTTATTACTTCAAACTGGTTAAAATGTTTAATTAAGCCAACCGATATTATAGAAGTTATGGTAATAAGATTACCAAAAAGAACAAATAAAATTCATCCCGATAATAATATTATAAAGGAAATGATATTATATAATTTAGCACATTCAAATGATTACGATGAATTGGATTTTGTAGTTATGTATAATAAATATAATACAGATTATGTAGGTGAAATATG